CGGAGAACAGCAGCGGGTCGACACAACGACTGGACTGATCCTCGAAGAAGAAGCGGCCAGCCTGGATTCAGTCATGGTTGCCGGGATTCAGACTGCCCTGACCGACAACGTGAGCGGGGTCCGCGTCCATGTCGACCGGACGATCAACATCCTCTCGACCAAGCGCCTCGAGTTCGATCTCGGCATCATCCCGCTCGGGTACGGCCGCGAGATCACCCTCCGGGTTGGCTTCGTGAACCCGGCGTTGGCCCTCCTGAATGCCGGCGCGGCAGTCCAGCCCACTACGACGACCGGGGGTAGCGCATGAAGTTCTCTCTAGACGGCGAGGCCGCGAGCTTCGTCCATACCACGCTCAAAATCGGAAACGTGGAGTACACCGTCAAGACGTACTCCTACGGTGATTCGATTGAGCGTGGCGACGTGGATGGCAACAGCCGGATCGTCCTGGCGCAGACCGCCGGGATTTATAAGACAGACGATTCCTCGCTGGATATGTTCGCTGACGACTTCGCCCTGCTGATGGACACCGTGAAGGCCACCTTCTACGAAGCGTCGTTCACGATCACCAACGCCTACCAGAAGCACGGCGACAGCAAGCTGACCATCGATACCCTGCTGGGCTGCCGGTTCACCAAGAGGGGCGCGAGCGACAGCAGCGGCTCCGACCCACTGATGCGGAACATCGGGTTCAAGCCCCGCGTGATCCAGTGGAACGGACACAACCCGTTCAGTCAGATGCCCACAGGCCTGAAGTAACCCAAATGCGCCGGGAGAAATCCCGGCCTAGAAATCCATTTCAAGCGAGGTTTTTATGACCAACAACGAAGGGAACACCCAGGCCACCGAACAGCGGATCGCAGGACTGACGAAGGCCGAGTATCAGGCGCTTAACACCGAACACAACGGCACCCTGAAGATCTGGGGAATCGAACAAGGTGACCACGAATTCGACCTGATTCTTCGCAAGCCTAGTCAAGCCGAACTCGATCAGCATGTCCTGAGCCTGAGCAAGCTGAAGGACAAGGACCAGCCTGCCACTCCGGCCATGCGCAACTTCACCCGCCTGCTGGCTGTTGCCCCGGAGAGTGCCGAAATCGACGGTCTGTTCGCCAAGTACCCGATGGTCGTTACGCAGATCTACACGCAGATCATGAAGGAGGCGGGCAGTGACGCTGAGGTGAAGGAGAAGGCCTTTCGCTGAAGCGTGGAAAGCGCTGAACCGGGACGTAGACACGGGGCGATTGCGCCGGCTGGCGCGGTGCCTGTTGGCCTTTCAGCAGGGCGAGATGGAAGATGGTGAGCCGAGCGAGAACGCCCTCTTGGGGGCGATGTGGCACGCCCAACTGCAGCGTGCGGAGCTGCAAGCCGTGACCAGAGGGGGTGCGTGATGTCGGTGGACTTCGTATTACGGCTAATCGACCGGATGAGCACCCCGGCCCAGCAGATCATCAACCGTCTGGACCAGATGCAGAAGCAGCTCGACCAGATTGAGCGGGCCACGGGCCGGAACGGGCGCACCTTCGGGCGCTACGGAGACGACGGGGTACGGGCGTCGAACCGCATCACCGCCGCCGTCGAGAAGACCAATGCCAGCATGGAACGCACCCACCTCCGGGCGCGCCGCATCGGCATGGCCCTGGGAGGCCTGCTGACGCTCGCCCCGGTTGCTCTTGCTGGGGCAGCAGGCAGAGCCGCCTTGGGGGGTGCTGGCGCCCGTGAGGGGCAGTTGCTTAGCCTTGGCACACTGCTAAAGACGAACAATCAAATGCAGGTCAAGGCCGCCGCCGGATGGATCGCCCAATTCGCCGACCTGACTCCCTATCAGGACAACGATGTGAACGCCGCTGTAAAGCAGCTGCTGGCAAGCAAATTCACCTTCAGTCAGGTGCAGGGCCTGGGGAGAATCACGGGTGATGCCGCCTCGGCGCTCGGTGCTGATCCTGGCGATGCTGCCCAGAAGTGGGAGGCGATCAACCGGGCCATTGGGCAGATCAAGTCGAAAGGTGTCCTGCAAGGCGATGAGCTGCTACAGCTGCAAGAGGCCGGAATCGGAACGAACGACTATCTGGTCAAGGCGTTCGGCCCAAACTACAGAAAGCTTCAGGAGGCGGGCAAGATCAGCGGCACAGCTGCAATCAATGCCATCGTGAACGGTCTGAACACCGACTACGCCGGGAGCATGGACCGGCAGAGCAGAACGTTTCTGGGCCTCATCAGCACCCTGGTCAGCCGCCCCCAGCGCATTTTCTCAAGTCTCTTCGACGCCGGCGGTCTGGATGATGCCCGGCGTTTCATGTCCAATCTGGTCAACCTGACCGACTTCAGCAAGCCGCCAGGAAGCCGGATCAAAGACAGTTTGGTGCGCGGCATGGCCGGGCTTTCAAGAGCCATTTTCGGCCCGCTGGCCGATGCCACGCAGGGGGACCGGGCAACCCAGCTTATAAACAGGCTGCTCGACAGTCTTGACGCCTTCGGCCGCTGGTGGAGCGGGGCCGGGCCAAAAATCGCGGCTTTCGCCCGTGGCGTAGGTGATGGGCTGCTGTTCCTCTGGCGTATCGCTGAGGTAGTCATCAAGCCAATCCGTATGGTGTTGAAAGCCTTTGGACTGCTGGGCACTGAAGGCGGCGATAATCTAGCCCGCATCCTCGGGTACTTGATCGGCGGTGCGGTAGCCTTCAAGGTCTTTGGGCTGGCGATGGGGTTTGTCCTGGGCCCAATCCCGGCCATCTTCCGCCTGCTGGCCGCCGTGACGCTCCTGAACGCCGCACTGCCGATGCTGGCCGCCAACGGCATTCTGAACGCAGTGTGGCTGGCGAGATTGCAGCGCATCATGGCTGTTCTGACTCCGATCACTCGGGTGTTTACGGTCTTGATGGGTGGCTGGCGAGGCCTGCTATACGGCATTGGCCTCGGCATCAGCGGAGTGTTCCAGGCGTGGCTGGCGACGAACGGTGGTATCGCAATGGTGGCCGCAAACTTCGCCCGCGTCTTCGGTGTGATCGGACTTGTTATCGGAGCCATCGTGGCGTTGAAGAAAACAGGAGACACCCTGATGGAGCACTTCCAGCCGTTCGCTGACTTCATCAATAGCCTGAAGGACAACGCGGTTGTTAAACTGCTGATCGAAAAGCCTGAGGACGCAACGGGGATCAACAGGTGGCTTCAGCGAGACTGGAGTATTGATGCCCGAAATGGTCTGAATCAGTTTGCCAGTGGGTTTACTGGGCAGGCGTACACACCCGAAAAACAGCTCTTCGAGAAAGGGGATGATAACTTCGCTTCCGGGTTAGTGGCGATGAGCAAGCGACTAGGCTTTCAGCCTCTGGACCTGCTCAAAGTCATCAATCTGGAGAGCGGTGCTGACCCTGGCGCCATTCATCGGAATAAAGACGGGAAGATGATTGCAGCAGGTTTGATTCAGTTTCAAGCAGACGCGGCCGGGGAGTTGGGCACCAACCTGAACAGCATCGTCGGCATGACGCGCGCCCAGCAACTACCACTGATCGAGAAATACCTGACCATGCATGGTGTCAAGAAGGGGGCGACCCTTGAGCAGCTTTACATGGCGGTGCTGAGCGGCAGTGCGAATAACACCGGGCCAATCTGGAGCGCGAATGATCCTAACACCAGCATGTATTACAAGAGCAATGAGGGCCTAGACACCGACAGGGACGGCGTTATCACCAGTAAAGAGGCGGCCGAAAAACTGAATGACCGCTGGGCTAAGGATGGCCCGACCATCATTCAGCACATCAGTGTTGAGGCCGGGGCCGACCCCAAGAAGATCGCCCAAGCGCTTTACGACGGCGGGTCAAAGCTCCTGAGCCAGTACGGGTCAGAAATTGGAGCAGGCAGACGGTGAAGGGGGTGAAGTTCTGAGCAGTCCAATCGCACAGCCGGCCTTACACGATACCTTCGTGCTGCTCATCGGATCGAAGCGGATCGTGCTGCCCGGCACGGCGCGGGTGACAGTCGGCCTCGCGGCCAATCTGGACACTCAGGACACGCCGGGAGGTGGCAACACTCAGGCTCAGATCAATGAACCGACGGGAGAAATCAGCGTCCAGTTGACCATGACCGAGCACACCGAATGGTTGAAATACCGCGACGTGCTGGCAATCTTCCGGCGGGGCACTGAAAAGCCAGCGGTTCAGACAGAGGCGGATAAGAAGGCTGGCACCTTGCCTCCAATCAACCGTATGTCCGTCTTTACCTGTGCCCACCCTGAGGTAACAAGCAGACGCATCAAGCGGTTGTACTTCGTTTCCGAGCAGAGTCAGCCGTACAGCCCCAGGTCCGGCTACATCGTCTCTCTGGTCTTCAGGGAGCAGCTCAAGGCGAAGACCGGTGTTATCCCTGCTGACACCGGTGATTACACCTTCCCTGGGCAGGGCGGGGGCACCGGTGGCACAGGAGCGACCTCGACCTCAACCGCCTATCCGACGGGGACGCCAGCCGGCCAGAGGCTAGCCCTTACCGCTCTGGCAATGGCAGGCGGTAAGCCAATCCCGATTGCAAACTCAGGCGGCAAGAACACCGCCTATGGTGGCTACTGCTCCGCCTTCGTGCGAGAAGCCTGGATGGCGACTCACAACAATGATCGGAGCCTCTTCGGCGAGGCAGCGGGCGGTAAAGCCTACACCGACACAACGGAAGGAAGGTTCAAGGCGGCCGGATATACACAGCCCTATGTCAAAGGAATGGAGATTCCAGCTGGAACCGTCGTGTTCTACGGGAACGATAAAAGTCAGGCAGGTCACGTAGGGATTGCCGACGGCAAGGGAAATGTCATCGGCAACAACATGCTCACGTACCTAAAGGCAAGGGGGCAACTGGACGCGGCAGGCCGTCCTACAGGCTTCGACGATAAGGGAAAGTTTGTAGACGCGCGAGGAGTTTGGCCTACTGAATCCCTTGGAATCCCGACTAGCATCGCTAGCCCAGATGTGGGGTCCATGCCTCAGAAGCTTCTGAAGAAGCCTGCAACACCTCAATCAGCCCCAAGGTCAGCGAGCGCCCCAAGCAACAACGTGCCCGCGCCCCCAGGAGCATTTAAGACAGCCCAACCGACAGCACTTGCCGGGCCTCAGTTCCCGCTGGTCAGGCGCTAGCGATACAAGGAGTCAATGCGTTCATTGAGTTCTTTCGGGAAGAGTCGATAGTTGACGAATGGTGATTCGTCAAACGCGACAACTTTGTTATCAGTCTTAATCCAAACTTTGATGGCATCTGAGCTGGCGTCATAAGCAAGGATTGCAGCCTCTATACCACCCATATGTGCCTGATTACCAGAGAAATAGCTGACGATGCGGTTTCCGGTGATAGGGCCTTGGACAGTGGTGTTTGCATCAAGCAAGGCAAAGTAAGTCTTCCCGAGGAGCTTCAGCACCCGAGCTTTGAACGCCGGCCTACTGAATAGCTTGATCTGGAAAGGATAGGCACCCACATGGTCAACCATGTCCGTCAGAGTGGCAGCAGAGGCGGGGGCGCTGAGCGTCAGGGCGGCCAGGGTGAGCAGCACTCTCTTCATGCCCCATCTTCACACAGGCGGTGAGGCAGGCCTGCGCATCTGATTGACTAGAGGGGGCACCAATGCATTAAGTCACAATTGTACTTAGGTACAAAAATCCCTCTGTGGATGCAGTACCCTAGTAGGTGCGTTACGGTGTCAGCTAAATCCGTGAGAAGATTTGGTTGATATTGGGCGTGAGTTCAGGTTGGCAATCTGAACATTCTCTCACCCCAGGAGGTTTGCACATGGCACGAGTTATCGACGCCGCAGAGTATCTGCTGCGCCAAACCGGCCCCATCACGGCGATGAAGCTCCAGAAGCTCATGTACTACTCTCAGGCGTGGTCGCTCGTCTGGGATGAGGCTCCACTCTTCGAGGCTGAAATTCAGGCCTGGCGCGATGGCCCCGTGATCCGCGAGTTGTACGACCGGCATAAGGGTCAGTTTCAGGTGACAACGGTCAATGGGGACTCCACCGCCCTCAACACCGATCAGCGCGAGACGATTGACTCTGTGATCCAGTACTACGGACACCATAACGCCCAGTACCTGAGCGACCTGACCCACATGGAACGTCCCTGGCAGCAGGCGCGGGAAGATCTTCCGGAAGGCCACCGTGGGGAAGTCGTGATAACTCACGCTTCCATGGCGGAGTATTACGGTACACTTCAGGGGTAAATGAGTAAGGGCAGAAAACTTCCAAAACAAGCTGCCACCCCTCAAAGCGCGAAAATCCCGCGTCAAGGCGCACAGCCAGAGAACGTCCACCGGATGCAATTCAGGTGGACGTTGATCTTTGCCGACTTCGACGGCCCCTACGGCTGGCGTAACCTGCCTATTGAAAAACTGTTCACCGATACCATCAAGAAATTGCATGAGTTTGAGGCAATGACCTGGGGAGAAATTGAGACACAGAGCGAGGGGCGACACCACTTCGTTCCAACCGGGTCGTGGTCGGCTGTAGCGGTTGCTAGGCTAGCTGACACGGAGTTTTCTGGTGAGCCGCGATTGTTCTCGCTTCGTCTGGAAGGCGGCATTAGGGTGTGGGGTAAAAGAGAAGGCGCAGTGTTTCAGATTCTCTGGTACGACCCAGAACACGGGGTTTGCCCTTATATCAAGCAATGAGACAACTATGAAAAAGCCCCGGCATCGCTGCTGGGGCTTTTTCATTCCAACCGCAGGAGGTTATCTTGTCCTATCTCACTTTGGCGGGTGTGCCAGTCATTTCTGGGCAGATCATCATGCCGCTGCGAGGGCGGTTGGTTGCCGATGTCCTGCTGGATGCTCAAGAGAAGTTGGAGCAGGGGGATCGCGTGGATGCCCAATTTGACGGCGGACCGCTCTACCGGTGCGCTGTTGATAGGGCCGGGCCGGAAGGCGGCTTTCAAGCGGTACGGGTGGTCGGCGGGAGCGGAGGCCTGAGCAGCATCATTGAGGCCAAAGCGTACCGATCATTCTCACCGGAACAGATCGCCCGCGACATCCTCGAAGAGTGCGGCGAGGTGGCGGGCGATATCGACCTACCCGGCACATTGCC